ACCATTTTGTCAATTGCAGACTGGATTCGAGACGGATCATCAGAAGAAGGCTCAAGATCCGCGGCTACATCTAGGTATTCGCCCGCCAAAACACGCTTTCTGAATTCGTTTGAATCCATCGCAATGCGGTGAGTGAGCCGCGCGCACTGCGAAACGACGCTCGAACCGTTGTACGGGATGTATACGTCGTCCGCCAGACACAACTTGGACACCATCCGGCCCAGTTGCATGTCGAAATAGACCTTTTTGAAGGTCGAACCGCCGTATCCGGTGTAGTAAAGCAGTTGATCGAACTCAGGAGTGTACTCCTCCATGACGGTCGTCAACTGATAGTTCATGAAATCCTGAACGCGAGACGCCTGCTGGAACTTGTCCACCGTCTCTTTGCCCAAAACCTGCGTCCGAACAGGGCCGCTAGCCGGCATCAGCTCCTTAAACGCCTGCGCTTGGAACTGAATAATGGCCTCTTGGAGCATCGGGTGCGTCGTGCCTGACGCACCGCGGAAGGGTTTGCTGCGCTCTTCAATGCGAAGGCCCAACAGATCCAGTCCCTTGGCGTACATCTGCTCCCAATCAGACCTAGACGACTTGTCTGCCTCAAACAAAGCCGCCACGTCGAGAGCAATTCGACCCAAAACAGAAGGATCTACCACCTCTGCAAGGTTTGCGTAGAAGTCTACTTCCTTGTTGGACTTGGCATCCAACTCAACAATAGCGCCGCCTTCCTCATCAATAATGATCTCTACGTCCGGAAGCGCTTCCGCATCTTCTGCGATGACCAGAATGCCGCTTTCCGGCGCCTGATTGACGGCTTTTTCTATAGGCATGGGCGGCAATCCTACTTATTTGCTACGCTTTTTGCTAGCGTGTGGAGGTTTTACTGGAGTGTTATTGTGAACTTTTGCGGCTTTCCCCGGCTAAATCTCCTCATGACCTCGTTTGATATGGCAGAGGTCTCAAGTTCAACGGTCGTAACTGTTGCAACAAAGTACCAAGTACCCGACGAAAGGTCAGTTATTGAAAACTCGCGAGCATCGCCACTGACTGTGACGCTGTTGGTGTAGTTTCCCGACTCGGTTCCGTACAGCAGCTCGAAAGACAGGATCTCTTCTGGAGCAAGCGGCGTGCCGTCTTCATAAGCAGTCGGTGCAATCCACTTAATCGTTGCAGAGTAACTCGCAAGAGCAGTAGTAGGCAGCAGTAACAGCGCAGCTATAAGAACTTTGTTCATGATACACCCGTTAAAAATAAAGCTCGCTCATCTTGTCGGCGTTTTACAAGTCCCGGAAGCACACGGCCCGCCGCTTTTGTCCACTTCATGAACTCTTCCGCAGCTTCTTCGTACTCGCCACGGTTGATCTTCATGCGCAAAGTGCTTCTTTGGAGATTCCCCAGACCTACATTAAAGGAGAACGAGACAAGAGCGTCAAACATTCCTTGCCGACCAACAGAAGCAGGGCAAGCTCTGGCCACGCCTTGCTCAAACCTGCCAAGGTCTTTAGCAAGAATAGCGTCAACCTCGTCCATGGTGAGCGCACGGTCCCAACCAGAGGGTATCGGTAGGTTCTTCCTGTCTTCATACTTAACCGAAATGTGGCTCGGATCAATGACGTGGCCCACGCCAACCGTCCACAAAAGCGCCGGACAACGGTACGGGCGAAGGCGGACGCCTTCGTGATGCTTGATCATCCGAATCGCTTCCGGACTGGTCTTCACTTCTTGCTAAAAGCCTGAGAACCAAACCAAAACGCAATGATCGAGGACAGAATCAGCATTTCATCCTCGGAAAACACGTTCTCCATCGCCACCGCAAAGGCCACGCCTTGCGTGTAGGCGTACCAGACCCCCGCCGCGTTCAACGCCGCAAGCTCCAGTACAAAGATATACGTCACAACAGGACGCACCGACGCCCGCAGGTTGATCATCCACTGGCTGGCGCCCTTGCCAAGCTCAGTATCGTGCGCGTACAGCGCCTGCTTCTCCTGCGCGTCCGCCTGAATCTGGATCTGCTCAGTGCGGATCTCTTCTACCCGCTCCTGCGCCGCGAACCCGCGGCTGGCCATCTCCAGTTCCCGCTCTTTCTGGAGTTGCATGACCTCCAGTTCATGCCGCTTGTCCTGCCGGTCTTGAAAGACCTCAAGGATCTTCGGCAGCCCGCCTGCCAAGAAGCTCATGAACGTAGACAGCAGCGTCATCATAGTCAGTTCCTCTTCGCAGACACGACATCGTTACCTTTGGTAACAGTTACGTGGTCGCCTTCTACGTCCACGCGCATCGGCATTTCCTCTCGGTCAAGCCGGTCCAACTTGTTGATCAAGTCCTTGATCACGCCAAATTCAGGCTTCTCTTGCTTCTCGTTAGCACCGGCAATGCCGTTCAGCATGCTGATCAAAGCTGTCAACGACGCGCCAAGCAGGCCCATGACCGCCGCAATCTTCTCGTTGTCCAAGACAAGGCTCGCGCCCACGCCAATCGCCACGATCAACGTAATGTAGGCAAGCCCGTGCTTGCCAATCGCCTTGCCCGCAACCTCCTTCGCCGTGGAGTTTGCCTCCAACCGGTTCAGTTCCGCACGCGCCTGCGCCTTCAACAACCGAAGATCAACCGTCTCCATGTCTGCTACTTCCTACCTTGCGCCCGTTGAAGGAACGCTTGCGCTTCTGAAAGCACGTCTACCGGGCCGCCTTTGGCCATTTTACGGATGAATGCGGTGTTTTTGTCTACTAGGCCGCCGTGCTTAAATGGTACCCCTTCTGACCGAATACGCTCCGCGGCTTTCTGATCCCAAACCACGGCGCGATGCATGCGTTCCACGCCGTTGTTGTCCGTTAGCGTCACCTGATTGATATCGAATCCCGGACCAAGGTCCTTTACAACCTGTTTTAAGTTATTTGGCAGTTTTTCGTATAGTTGAGCCTGTGAAGACTCTGCCCCCGGGAACGCCACAAAGTTGTCGCCTCTCCTGATCGCCGCTGAGATGACGTTCTTTGCCATCAACTGCTGCAGTACCTGCGAGGACCTTTCCATGGCAGGGAAAGACTCTCTTGCAGAGTAGTCATTTTTTTCTACTCTTCGCGCTAGGCTCTGTCTTCTGCGAATCTGCCTCCACATCTCGGGTTGCGTCATGCTTGGGGTTTCGAATGCATCATTAATGGCAGCTATTTCGTCGATGTCTTCTTGCCTTCCTCCAATACGGCCTTTTTCTGATATCTCACGTCTTAAGTCAGACTGAAGCTCGCTAACATAGATTCCTTTAGCGGGCCCAAAGCCGGGGATGTTGGTTTCGTGCTCCGTGAAACGACTGAAAGCAATCTGGTTGGGGGATTGGAGCCCAGAGTGACGACCCTGAAACCCTAGTGTTAAGTTTTGTTTAATGCCGCTAAACTGATCCCTTATGTCTCTTCTAACGGAAGACCTCCACGAAGTTAGGGCGTCTTTAAGTGTGTCTAGTTCGTCAGCTAATTCTCTAGCGTACTCTGTTATTTGCCGTTGTGCGTCAGACTTTCTTTGAGGGTCTGAATTTGAGTCTGTAGAAAAAGCGTCATCAAAAGCAGTCTTTGCCTTTTGGTAGGTTGGTCCTGTGTAACTATCTTCGTCAACGTCGAGGGCCTTGGCCAGAATAGGCGCTGCTTCTTTCATCCCATCCAGAACGACCCTTGAGCGGGCCTCTTCGTAGGGCATTCCAGTGTCCATATACGTTTTTAATTCTGTGCCAATCGATGGGTATAGAATCTTATCCCTAGATACGTTTATAAGATCTGATTGCTGCGTTGCTTTTTCGTACAGGTCGAGTTTTTCCATAAGAGGCTCGACCTTAGGGGCGGCTTGCGGGCTAAGTCTTTTAATCCGCTCTAAAAACCCAATAGCCGCTTCTTTTTCTGCGTTTCCACCATGTTGGATATAGATACTAAGTGCGTGTTGTGCGTTGCCCATGTCCGACACCAGCGTTTTGGTGACGTCAACTTCACCAGAGGCCGCACCTTGATTAAGGTAGATCACCCCTACCGGCTGGCCTGCTTCTGAGTATACGTTGTCGTAACTTGCGTAAAATGCCCCCTTTACGGGCTCTCGGACCTGTGTCTCAAAGTCCGCAGGGTTGTAGGGGGTCTGCAGTCGGTTTAGAAGGTCGGAGGGCTCCAACCTAGATGCGTTATCAAGGTCGGCCAGTGCGTCTTTTGCACGACTGACCTCATAGCCCCTAAACTTGCCTTCCAACTGCCCTAAGAACTGCCGTTTTGTGGTTGCACCGGGCAATGACGCCACATATTGGTCCAAACGACCAACAAAAGGTGCTTCTGCAGTTGGAACCGGGGTGTAGATAGAGGCTGAAGAGGCCGGTTTTGCTCGTAGCCCCATGCCAGCAGCCGCCCCCCCCCCTCCCACAACCCCCCCAACCCCCGGCCAAGGCG